ACTCCCTTAGACCTCATTTCCCGCTCTGCGGGGCTATAGACAGCCAGTAGTTGCTTTTTAGTGGCCTCGTCCAAGTGTTCTACATCGTCCCAAGTGGCCGTTACCATGCTTTGTCCCGGCTTTAGATCGTTTAAGAACGCGCTTACTACGTTTGTCATCCCCCGCTCCGGGGTAAATGTCATATATACGATCCCGTTAGTATCAATGGTCCGGGTAATACACTGAGAAAAAATCTCCTGTTTAGGTTCCTCGTCTAGCCAAACAACGTCTATGGCCTCTCCCATAAATTTTTCAAAGCCTTGCTCGTAGGCTTTAAAGTTAATCTGCGAATTACCTCCACTTTTATGTTTTATAAGAACAGAAGAGTGAGCGTTTGGAACTCCGGGTTTTCTGACTGTTTCTACAATCTTGTTTAAGGGTATAGCCCCGGTGCCTCGCTTGGCAGGGTCTTGAGGATTTCCCAATAACTCCTTCTGAATAATATCTCTGGTAGTATCGTTAGATTCTCCAGCCGCCCAAGCACGAACGGGCCTGTTAAATTTACGCCCTTCCCACCATTCCGGGTAATCTCCGGTTAGGTGATAGGATGTTTCGGCGGCTCCGCAAAAGGTTTTACCCACTCTGTTAGCCGCCATTAAAATTCTCTGAGCACAGTCCTTTCCTTCGGAATGAAACTTGCTCTGGTACTCGTAAGGAGCATAACGCTTGATACGGCTTGTTTCTAAGCGGTGTTGCTTCTCCTTTAGCAAGCTCAGAGCATTCTCCCTATTTCTTGTCACTTAGCCGTACCACATTGCTTAACATTGCGATTTGCTCGTCCAGTTCGTCGTCGCTTAGCTCGGAAACTTCCTTGATAGTTGTCTCCTGCTTGTGTACAGCGTCGTACCCTGCTCGACTTAGAATATCTCTGGCAGCGTTGAGCTTGACGTTTTCCGACTCTGCTCCTCGCATAAGACTTTCCAAAACAGACAAAGCCAGCGTTGCTGTCTCGCTGACTTTCTCTTGTATTCGCTTTTCTATGTGTTTCCAAAGGTGACGTTGGAGTCGTTTGGACCTATTCTTAGGGTTTGAGCGAGTGGCTGTATACCCGGCGTTGAAGAAAGCCTCTTCCGGCTCCATGTGGTTATCCACCAAGTTAATTATAAAATTATGCTCTTTCTCCGTTAACTCTTTTTCCAAGGGTTTGGGTTCTTCTATACTGGCATACATCCCTGTTTGAGTAGGCTTGGCCATTAAATTCCCCGCATTCTTTAGCAAAAAAGACTCAAATTGAGTCATGGTATAATCATCTTAGGGTATTATACTATGTTATCGAGCTAAAGTCAACCCCCTGATTTCTAAATTGTCCCCAAAAATGAACGCAAAGGACAATCACCTCTGGCAAAGTGCCGGGGGGGTTTCGCGTGTTCCTCTTTTGTTCTCGCATGCCATGACCGGGCAATATTGACACAATGTTGACGCAATGTTGCCCGTCCGCAACAGTGTTGCAAACGTGTCACTGTTGCGCCAATGTCACAAGTGTTACAAAAATGTTACAAGGGTGAGAGGGTGGGTGGGTTGGATATCAAAGTGCTGAAATATTGAGCATATGCCTATTTAATAAGCAGAAAAATTAATTTTAAAAAAAATATGATATTACCCTTGAAATCCCAATGAACCGTTACCACCTATCAATTGTACCAACCACGATAGGAACCGAACCAATGACTTACATGGACAAGAAGATTCGC